GTAGTTAGCCAGATTTCGTGATATTACAAAGGCCAATCCTTCATGTTTTGACTGTGTCCATTTTTCTGTGTCTGAATCACCTTTGAATCCGCCTATCTTGTCACGGATGGTTGGATTGCTCAACCATTCATAGATGTCACCATAATTTTCTGACATCGTGAATCTGTTTGGCAGCTTGCCTTGTGGCTGTGTTCCTTCATCCAATTCAAGGCCATAGTCTTCCATTGTGATGGCCATCTTGTAGATGCCACCAAATATTTTGACCTTTGGCTGTTTTGGAAGACTGACTGATGTGTTCAGTCTACCTGTGGCCACCAAATTATTGTCCTTGATAGATTTGCCCAAAGCATTGGTGTATGCTTTACGGAAACCATTCAATGTGTCCACCAATTTGTCAAATGCCATGCTTCAGTCCTGCTTGCTGTTGAATATTTTGTTGCCTATCATGCGCTTGTTTTTCGCGATAGAAAGTAATGACATTAAATAGTTCTCTGATTGGAAGACTGAAGAAATGGTTCCATTTGCTTTGGTCATTGTTTGCGAGATTGTTGACCAAGTCGAGCCATCCAAATCTGGTTTGATAAGTTTCAACTGCTTTTCCGCTTCCTTCAGTTTCTTCTTCGCCATCATTGCTGAATAGACCTGCATACTGCTTGCGAAGCTCTTGTAACTTTCGAAAAAAAAAGCAGTCAATGGATATACAACATCCATCTTGGCATCCTTCATTTCAGCAGCAACTGCCATGTGCTTGTCAGAATCATAGGTGCCATCCTTCCATCCAAACCATTTCTTCGTTGATGGTATGCAGAACAATGCCAGAATTTCTGCCATGTTTTCCATGACCTTATCCTGGTCCTTCATTAAATGCATCAATGTGATATATTGACCACCTGTCAACTGCTCCACATCACTTTCTATTCTGTACTTGGTGCCATTAACCATCATGTATTTTTGCAGCTTGCCTTCAACTTCTGATGACAGGAATGCCAATGATTTCATAATCTTGGTGTAAGATTTCAATGATATGTTTCTGGCATCTGCTTCGGACCATCCAGACATGATGCTGATGATGGCCACATTCTTTTCATACTGCTGCAAGTCTTCATGCTTCAGCACATTCTGCAATGCTGCAAACTGCTCAACTGTCACTTCGGACCAACTGCTTGGTATTTCAATTTCGTTCATCTGTTTATAAATAGCATTTCATTCATTCTGTATCTGGCTGAAAAGGTCTTGTTTGTTTATTCGTTCTTCAGCTATCTTAAAATAATTCGGGTCTTGCTCGATTCCGATAAACGAACGGTTTAGATTCTTTGCGGCTACTCCTGTCGAGCCTGAACCCATAGTAAAATCTAAAACAGTTTCGTTTTCGTTGGTGTAGGTTTTAATTAAGTATTCCATTAAGGCTACTGGTTTTTGAGTGGGGTGTAAACTTTTGTTATTTGGGTTTTTAAACTTCTGTATAGATGAAGGAAACCTTAAGCCATTGTTTATTCTGCCATAGTTATTTATTTTTGAACTCACGACAGAGGAAAGCCCTCTAATTGATTCTTTTCTTTTATCAATATATTTCTTGCCTTCTTCCATTTGAGGATAGTATTTTTGTTTACAATTGAATACCAAAATATTCTCGTGCTTTTTTGCAGGATTGATTTTGTAGTTTAGGAAATTAGTTGACCTTGTTTTTTCCCAAATCCATTCGTACTTAAACATTTTAGGGTTACTCATCACTAATACACTTGTAAAGGGTTGGCTACCAAACAACACTATTGCACCGTTGGGTTTAATAATTCTATTCAGTTGTTCCCACATCAAATCAAAAGGAATAACACTATCCCATTTACAAGCTGTTGTTCCATATGGTGGGTCTGTAATAATCGCATCAACTGAGCCGTCAGGTATCTTCTGCATTTCAATCAGGCAATCGCCTTGAATTAGTTCTATCATCTTTGTCTTCATACTGCAAATCTAAGCAGAATCAACCTTTCATAGTATGGCATGAACAACTTGTTTCCTGGATTGCCTTTCAGCACCTTCAGATGACTGTCAATCATCTGTGGCACATTGGTCACAACTTCACACTTGCTGATTCGCACCTGTTCTGGAAATGTCATTTCCTTCAGTTCCTTTTCAAGTCTCTTCAATGGTATCATCTGTTTTCTTTTTCATACACACTTGGCAGACCTTGCCACCATTGATGTAGTCATTTCGCCACACATGGTTGCATTGCTTTTTCATCTGACTGCGTATGTTCCGGTTGACATTGATTTGCTCATGACTGCATATCTGGCTGCATCAATCGCATGATTTGAATGGTCCACAGGAATGTTCAATGATGTACCTGTTTTGTCTGTCTGCCAGACATAGCCACGCAGTTCCTTGATGATGTTGGTTGATGATGATGTCACCATCAATGGCACCTGCTGCATTTGGTTGATGCCATACATGATGGAATCTTTGCCTTTGACTGCTCCACGGATTCTGTGGCCATACCTTCGCAGTTCATCAATGCTCTTTGGTTCGGAAGAATCTGCAATGATTTCGATGCCTTTGAATCCATCCAGGACATTGCTGATGTCTTTGTTGCTCATTCCTGTTGCATAGTGGATTTCATGCAGCCACAGCTTGCCATCTGCTTGCCGTACTTCAACAATGGCTGTTGCATCATTCGTGTAGCCCCAATCCAATCCAATGCATCGCCACCTGTAATCATCTGGCAATTTGTCGCATTGATTCCATCCATCGAACACGACACCCTGCAATGCTCCGATTTTTCCAAGGCCATATACTTGCCACCAATTGTGCCAATAGGAAGAATGCTTTGCTTTGTGTTCTGCCTTCTCAATGTCTTTGCGAATCGTGTCTGGCAATGCTTCGTTATCCTTAAATGTCAGAATTAGATGTTCAGAATCATCTTCTTGCAGAACTTCGGTGTGCGCCCAAAACTGCATTGTCGGATTGAAATCAATGAATATTTCATCAGATGTTCTGATGGCCAATTGATAGTATGATTCAAATGGAATGTTGTTTGCTTCATTCACATACAGAATATTCCTTCTGGCACCACGTAGCCTTGCTTCCTGGTCTGCGCTAAAAAATTCGATGTAGGAACCATTGCCAAATGTGTATGTCAATAGTGACCTGTTCCACGCAGCATCATTGTATCTGCCTGTGATGTTCATCACTTTCAGAAAGTCCTTCATTGCTCCACGCCTTAAATGTGGCACAGATTCAGAGACTACGGAAATTTCAAGGCCATCTGTTCTGGCTGCTCGGTCAATTAGAACTGGAAGAATGCCAAAGGTTTTGCCTGCAGATGTGCCACCTTGAATGACCTTCTTGCGCTTGGTCAGCTTGCGAATCTTCCGGATGGCTGTTGTGTAGACGAATTGATTCATTCATCATCACCAAACAATGGCTGTTCACGATGTGTTACTTCGTGCTTTTCAGTTAGGTTGTTCAATCGCTGCGTGATGCTTGTGTTGTAGATTCCTGCCATGCCGCCTTCAATCTGGTCCTGTCTGATTCCCTTACGTATACGCGAACAGATGGCGGAAAATTCTTCATATGCTCCGTTTTTATTTCCAAAATAATCATCAAGGAAATGGTTCAATCCTTTGTTTGCCACAAAGTTTTCAAAACCTTCCATTGTCAATGGTCTGCGAAGTTCACGATGCACCACGATTGCTTTCGGACCAATGAAATCCTTCACTGTGATTGGATGTTCAGCAACTTCTGCACCATATTCCAGGAACAATTGCCACATCTTTTCTGGTGTTTCTATGTACTTCTTTTTTGCCATTACTTCTTGAAATTCATCAATGCCTTTTGCGGAGTATCACCAATTCCTTCCTTGAAATTGCCTTGATTGTTCCAATACTTATCAGCATCATCACGCTTGAATGTGTGCCACTTCATGGTGTAGGTGTTCTGCGTAATGTACAGGCCATAGTTTTCATGCTTCTGATTGTCCTTCATTTCTTCCTTCTTCGCTTTGCCCTTGGCTTTGGCTTTGGCTTGTTTTCTTCAGCAAAATTCAACATCACTCTGGCCATTGTCTGTGCAGAATTGCCACAGGTGAAGCAAACACGTGCATTTCCGTGAATGGTTTTATATGCATCCTCATATCCTTTCACTTCAGCCTTGGTCAATTGTCCACTAAATTGTCTTGCTGCCATCATTTGAAGCTGTGGCATCCTTTCATTTATAAATAGCAAAATTTCATTTTTGTCCATCACGCACTTTTTTTTCATGAGCATACCGGAAGAATGGGTATGCAACTACAATGATTATTGAAATCAATATCAACATCTTTTTTTTATCTTTTCAAGCCTTTCAATTGAACGTAGAATGCTGTCCAACTTTCGGACCATCTTGTCAGCCTTCAGCTTGTGGCCATTTAATTTTACAATCTTGCTGCTCATGGCATCCAGAATAATTTGGCCTTGGTCATTATTCGCTCACATATTACAGCCATCAATGCCACCTGGACAGATGGCCAAACTTCCAATGTTGATGCTGCTCCAATAATCAAACCAATCCAGAACGACAAACAAAGTGAACAATCAAATGGCTTGATGCTTGCCCATTCGTCTATGTTCAGCCACATTTTAATGTACGTCTGGATGCTGATTACTTCTATTAGCAGTAATGCGATGGCCGCTGCGGATACAGCGTTCAATAATAAGTCCATAATAGTCTTCTTTTAATTGGTCCAATGTTCTACGGACCGAATTTCCAATTGATTTGAATGGTATGTCTGTCTTTGCAGCTACTTTTCTATAGCTTCCTTCCTGGAGCCATAGCCGTAGCACTTCTTTATCATACCAATGGTAAGAATCTAGCAATGATTCAATGATGGTCATGTCATCTTCTTGTTCCCAATCGTATCCATCAGCATCATCTGCAATATCTGGCACCTGCTTGTTGTGTGCAAATAGGCCATGTGTTCTTGCAAATGTAGACCTTGGCGATGTGGCCATTGTCATCATTGTCCGGACAATATAGAACCGAACATATCCACCATCATTGACCTTCTGCCATTTGGCATCATCCATTTGGAGCAGAACCATTGCTGCTTCTTGGATAAGGTCATCAGAATGATTGTGACAGATGCGAATTGCTAACTGATGCAATTCTTCATCTGCACACAAATCAATGGCTGCTTGTTCCTTAGAATGGCAAATCATCGTTTCCAATGGCTGCGGCCTTTGCTTTCGATTTGGCCACTACCTTTTCTTTAACGCTTCCTTCCTTCTCTGGTTTCCATGTATCAACAGAAATGGACACATCATTACCATATTGGTCCAATTCATCTTTGATGTTGATGTTGACCTTCATGTACTTTTTGCCGTTGTATTCAAAGGTGTGTTCCTTTGGAATGTTGGACAGGCAAACAGATGCCGTCAGCCATGTTTCACCTTTCTTCTGGCCATTGCCAATGTAGATTGTTTTCTCTTCACTCATGTTTTAAAAATTTATTTCCACGAATATAATAAATTTAAACAACACCATTATTCTGGAACCATCTAACAACAGTTTGTTGATACCTGTTGTCTGCTTCTTGCATCATACTGTAACGGCCAGATGGCTTTTCGTTTGGCAATGCTTTCACTTCATTACGCTCCAATAAATATTGGTATATCAATCCCCACATTGGGTATTCCGGCATCCTTCCAAACTGTTGGATGTAGTTGATGGTCCAATCATACATGAACTGTGCATCAATTGGATTGCTTGGAGCTTCCAATTGCTTTGGTTGGAATGCAGGTTCAGCAGCCTTTGTTCGCTGTGTTTGAATAAATGCCCGAAGCACTTCACCAACAACCTTTGGTGATAACTGTTGCCCATATGTTGACAATGCCAATGGTTTGTTGTTCAGATTCAATGTGCCAGATGCAGCCTTCTGGAATGCTGTGACCAATTTAAAATCATCAATGTGTGGAAATTCTGCTTCAACAAATCTGCTGATGATGTCGATTAGCATCTGACCTGTGTGATTGCGTTCAAATGATTTGCAGCCAACCAATAATGGCAGCTTGTGGATTGTTGCTTGTTGTATCATGTTCTTCTCTGTGTTTATCAGTTATTCTTATTACTCACAATTTCGTTAGTCATAATTTTCTTACAAATCTATTCAATTAGTTTATTTGGTTCACTTGGTTCATCTGCTTCAAAGTCAAATTGGAAACCATCATCATCCGTGTCTTTAATTCTGCGAATCCAGGACAGCACAGCAGCCTTCCAATTAACCATCGGCACCTGTCCTATCATCCAACCTTTGCTTTCGTAATACAACCAAAACTTTTCTGATTCACCAATGTTTCTGCATCCGCAATGATACATCCAATCTTTAATATCGTCAATGCTTGGATGGATGATTTCATTCTCATTCACATTAGCATTTACATTACCATTTACATTACCATTATCATTTACATTAGGTTTTACACTTGTAGAACCTAAAGATGTCGATGGTTTTGGTTTGGTTACATCTAGGTTATGGTTTGGTTTTGGTTTGGTTTTAGTTAGGTTACGTTTAGGTTTCGGTTTGGTTATTTTTGAACTTGGTCTTCCGCCTTTTTGGCCATTGTTGTATCTGGCAATGTTTGCATCAAGTTGTGGCTTGATTAGCCTAAATGCCAACTTTGGTGTGCCTTCCAAACATGGTTCTGCAAAGTTCAAAGCATAGTCGCAAATGGCATCAAACATGGCACATTTTTCTTCCGGTGATAGGTCTTCAGCAGCTTCGAAGAATGACCTATAGAATATGAAACTGTCTCTCATTTGATGAAATATTTGGTGCCTTCTTTGTAAAATCTGAAACCAAGCGAACGCAGTATTTCAGTCAGTTCTGCAACTGTATACTTGTCATCAAACATCAAATCATTGTCGATGCGCTTGATGTTGTGGATGACAGATGCATGGTTCATTTCTGCCTTGTCTGCAATTCTCACAATAGACAATGCTGTTTCCATTTCCGGCTGTCGTAATAGCCAGAACCATACTGCTCTGGCCTTCACGATATGCGCTTGCCTGTCTTTGGCAAACATCATCTTCTTTGTCACGCTGTAATATTGCAGCACAGCATTGGTGATGTTTTCCACGTTCACACCTTGCCTGTTCGCCAATGGCGCATTCACTACATGGTCTGTCAATTGTGACCTGTAGACATCAACTAATTTGTCAATGCTGTCCTTTTGTATTTCTGATAGTTCTTCTTTCATTTCTCTGTTTCTTTTACTATTAATAGTTCAATTAAACCCATCCAGTCTTCAAACTTCATTGCCACAAAGTCTGGCTGATGGTTCTTTGTAAAGACAACAACAGGTGTTCTGCCATCAATGGCCGCATCATCCTGTGCCTGCTTCAATGCTGACCAAATGTTCAGACGTTCCTGGTTCTTACACTCAAAGCTGAACTGTGCCAATGGACCTTCCAAATCAATGATGTCACCTTTGATGGTCATGCCACCGGACATTGGTGTTCTTCTCACATTGGTGCCGAATCGTTCATTCAATCTGTTGGCCACCTTTCGTTCAAATCGTTTTCCTTTGTCGTTTGCGTTCACCATTTCTTCAGTTCTTTACGATTAACAAACCAAACAGAACCATTTCCAAGGTCTTTTTTACCTGCTTCTTCAATCATCTGCTTGGTTGCATAGCCAATAAAATCAACTGTGCTGCCATCAACTATGGCCAGAACATAGACATCATGCATAAGCTTTGGAACAACCAAATTGCCATCCTTTCTGTCTGTTGATTTGATGTCTATTGTTGCGCCATCCTTGCTGATGAAATCAAACGAATCCTTTTCAAGATTTCCAATGATGTCCATGTGCAAATTGAACTGCTTACTGAATGCATATTCTGCCATGAATCCTTGTGGCGAAGCCTTATCCTTGTCGATAATAGTTGTATCTAACTTGGCACCTTGCCACATTCGCAATGCTCCCATCATCATGCAGATGGCCATTTCACGTGTTGTCAATGTCACCTTCATGCTTTCAGAATTTGGTCCAGATATTCCTTTGCCTGTGCTAATCTTTCAACCAATTCCTGTTGCATCTCATTATCAG